TGTACCGCCGGGTGAAAAATGCCGACCCTTCGACCAGCGCACTCGTGATCGTGCCGCTGTCCGCCGTGCCGGCCGATGCGACCTTCATCGACCAGGCGACGCTGGCCGCGGTGCTGGCCGGGGGCTCGACCGAGCAGACCACGATGGGCCGCAAAGTCCTGGTGGCTGCCGACCTGGCGGCGTTCCCGGGCCCGGACACCACGAACGACCGTTACGAGGTCAGCCTGCCAACCGTCACGTGGACCGCGGCGACCGGTGCCGCCGTCGTCAAGTTGCTGGTCTGCTACCGCAACGCCACGGCCGACGCCGACTCCGCGATCATCCCGCTGACCTGCTTCGACTTCGCGCAGACACCCAGCGGTTCCGACATTCAGATGACCACCGGGGTCTTCTTTCGCGCCTCGTGACCTGATGCCCACCGGCCGGGCCGACGCCTTTGCGATCCCCGTCGGCGGATCGGTCTACGCTGGCATCGGCCCCGCCATCACGCCGCCCAGCACCGCCACGCTGAGCGGCCCGACATCTGCCACCAGCGGCGGCGCCGTCACCTACACCGTCACGCTGGATCGCGCGGCCGACCAGACCTACACGATCACGCCCGCAGCCAGCGACTCTGGCGAGCTGTCGCCGACGTCGGCCACGATCGCAGCGGGCGGCACCTCGGCGACTTTCGCGGTCACCTGGCCAGCCGCCGGCACCGGCCGCACGGTCGACTTCACGGTGAGCCCGAGCCTGGCGCGCGCTGGCCGCCCGATCAGTGTCACGGTGTCGGCGCCGATCACCGCGGGCGCTTGGCAGCAGCTCTCGGTGGCTCCGCATGCGCGGCGCCTGTTCTACGGGACGACCGGCAACATCCCGACCGGAACCACGTTCGATCCGACTGTCTCGGCTACCGTGGACACGCTGGGCACAAGCTCGGTGTCGGCGATCCCCTACCGGTCTTTCACGCGGCCCGTGATGGGCGAGCCTGGCGTCCTGTACTACATGGGCGGCCTGCACTCAAACTACTACGGCAACGAGATCGACCGGATCGACTTGCGCAACCTGGCGAGCACCCAGCTCACCACGACGCTGAACCAGCAGCCGCGTGTGCCACCGCAGGGCCCGGAGTCCGGCTATGGCACTGGCATCAGCGGCTACGTCTATCGTCAGTACGGGACCCCGCTGACGGATACCTCGCAGTGGGAGCCCTACAGCCACCACAGCTGGACCTTCAACGGCTGGCATCCGGCCTGGGGCTACTTCACGCAGGTCCGCGGCGCGCAGGGCGACGGCGCGACGTTGGGCGCAAATCCGGGCGGCAGCGGCACGCAGTACCAGCAAGCCACGCCGGGCGGCGCGCTGATCACCTACGAGTGGACCGAGGCGAAGTGGCGCCTGCGCGTCAATTCGGCGGTCTACGCCGACTTCGACGAGACGAACGGCCCCGGGCCTTCCGGCGCAAGCGACTGGAACCAGCACACGATGTCGCTGGTGTTCATGAACAACCGCAGCGGCACCACGTTCGTGCGGGAAGTCATCAACACCCAGAGCACGGCCGTCGAGGTGTTCAACTTCTCGCAGGCCACCCTGGCTGGATCGACGTGGGGATGGGCTGATCGCCAAAGCGGCAACGGCATCCTCATCAAGTGGCTGGAGGGCAGCAAGTACCTGTGCCTGCGCTCGGACTTCAACAAGTTCAGCGGCGACCCGAACGAGGCCTACACCACCATCTTCCTGATGAACCTGGTGGACCCGGTGTCCAAGGTGCGCAAGCTCACTCCGCCTGCCGGCGCTGTGGCCGGCGTGAACTGGCAGGGCGACGGCAACATCACGTTCGCGGTTGACCGCAGCAGCCGGCGCGTGTTCTGGTGGGTGGTGGAGGGCAACGTCACCGTCGGCGCTACCCAGTTCCAGCGCTTCTTCGTCTCGACCTTCGATGACCTGATGACCTGGACGGCCATCAGCACGACGGGCCTCCCGACGATCACGCACACCAGCGCCAACTTCGCGGCCATCCCCTTTGCCGACAAGCGCGAGCGGATGTGGTTCTACAACGGCCACCTGTTCATCGTGCTCCCCGGCACCGGCGGCGGCCCGAACGATCCGGGCTACCAGAACGGTGCAGCCAACTGGTGGCGCGTCAAAGTCGACAGCGGTGCCGCGCTGCCGACGATGAACTTTGCCCGCTTTGACTACTGGGCTCAGAGCCCAGCGACAAACGGATTCCGGTTCAGCAACACGAGTGTCGCGAACCTGCAGATGATCGGCACGAAGCACGTCAACTGGGCATGGGATCCGGTGCGCGCCAAGTTCTTCCAGCACGCTGGCGACTTCGGGATGTCGACCTGTCAGTCCATGTGCACGCTGGTCTTCGACGGCACCGCGCGCGGCTACACGTTCACCGAGATCCTCAACGAGGACAGCAACCCGCCAGCTGGCAAGGTGAGGCCAAGCTCGCCTGACGATGGGCACTGGTGCTACATCCCGACCGACTCGGCCTGGGTGGCGGGCCGCGGCAAGTTCTTGTTCGTGCGCGGCGGCGACGGCGAGCCCATGTTCTATAACGCCGTCCTGCGGGCCAAGTACGGATCCAGTGACAGCAACGGCACGATCGGCCAGGTCCAGACGGCGCTGTCCGAGGGTTGGGACCTGGCGTCGAAGTACTACTTGTTCGATCCCGACACCACGAGCTTCGATCCGGTCGGCGCTTCGTTCACGTTCAACACCTTCGGCAACCCGAGCAGCGCATCGGCGACGCTCGGAGCCTTTGAGGTCAGCAGCACGAACGGCTGGACGCAGGACAACGGATCAACGTTCGTTCCGAGCGTGTGGACGATGAGCAGCGTGTCTTCCCGCTGTGGCACCTTCGACCCCTCGACCAGCTGCCTCTGGCGCTTCTACTCGGTCAGCGGATCGATGTTCCTGGCGCGATTCGACTTCACGGCGAAGACCGTGCGGCTGTTCAACTGCGCCACCTGGACGAGCCCCGAAACGTCTCGGGTCTACTCCCTTGATGGCTCGCAGCCGGCGACCGAGGCCGAAGTGGTGGCCGACGGCAGCAAGCCCTTGTTCGGTTGGTACGACAGCGCCAACAGCCGTTGGAAGACCGGTGCGCAGTTCCACCAGGAGCACAAGGCGCTGTGGATCGACCCGGCGACCGGCTACCTCTACGTGGTGAGCCCGTTCACGGGCTACCTCTGGCGCTTCGACACGCGAGCCACGCCAACCAACCCGGACGGCTACAAGATCCCGTTCGGACCAATCGGCGCGCGGGTGCCGCTGGTGGGCACGTTCCCGCTGCTGAACAGCCGCACGACCTGGCCGCCGGTGGTCTACACCGATACGGGCAACGTTCGCCTCCTGAACAGCATGCTGATGCCGTTCAAGGGCGGGCTGCTGTACCTCAGCTGGAACCATCACGACAGCGGCTACTCCGGGGAGCCGCACTACGCGCTGTGGCGTGCCTTGGGTGACACCGGCCCCTGGAGCGTGGTCACGATGCCCCAGGAGTTCGCGGCCAACTCGTTTGCGGCGACCAGCCAGTACGACATCAACAACAGCGAGTTGATGCTGATCTCGCAGGCGTTCACCGACATTGAGACGCGGCAGTTCTACCGGTACTTCTGGAGGCTGACTTGAGCATCAGTGCTGCAGCCTGCCACGGGTACCGGAGCCTCGGCGTCGCAGGCGTCGGCACGAACCCGACGCTCGTGTCTTTTGCCGCGTGGGTGCGCCTGACGTCGACCGCGACGAACCGCAGCATCATCGCGCTGGACGCGGCCGACGGCGCATCGCCCGACACCGGCGCGCGGTTCCAGATCAGCGGCAGCGCCGGCCTGAAGTGCGTGGTTGCGACCGCGGGCACGACGCAGCAAACATCCCTGGAGCCGGCGCGCTACTTCTACGAGTCGTGGTACACCGGCGCGCGCCCCTGGGTGCTGATCGCCGGATGGATCGACACCACACAAAGCGCGGCCGACGGCAAGCTGTATGTCGACGGCACCACGTACGTCGCCAACGGCACGGACAACATCGGCAATCTCGGCCTGCTGGACGACATCTACGTCCTGCGCGCTTCGACTGTCGGAACCGGCTGGGGCGCATCGGCCGACAGCACTGAGTCGGAAATCCGGGCTGCGTACTTGACGCGCTGGGTGGGCTACAAGCTCACCGACGCCGACGTCACAGCCCTGAAGGCCGGGACGCACCCGCTGGACATCGGGAGCGGGGCGTCACACCGCTGGTGCGTGGAGGCCAAAACCGCCGCCGGCGGGCTGAATGACCTGGTCAACAGCGTCGCGCTCGTGCCCTTCGGCGGGTCTGCGACGGCGACCTTCTTCGACGGCGACAACCCGACCGTCAGCGCGCCCAGCGGCGGCGGCGGGGCAACGCCGGCCGGGCTGGCGACGGAAACCAACACCGCCCTTGCGCTGGCGCCGGGCCTGGCCGGATTCAGCTTCGACACCGCGACGGGCCTGATCTTCGGCGACCTGGCCGGCGCGCTGACCAGCCTGGCGCGCCAGTCCTCGGTGGCGATGACGGTGCGCTTCTACTCGGCCTCTACGGGCGCGCTGGTGCACACCTCCGGCACGCTGACCACGGACACCAACGGCCGCCTTGCGCGCTACACGAACGCGGCCTTCGCCGCCGGCACCGCCTACCACTGCGTCTTCGTCAGGGGCAGCGACGGCGAGATCGCCTGCGCGAAGCTGACTGCGACCTGACTGTGATCCTGTTCCGCCCGCCGCTGCTGACCTTCGGTCGGCCCGGCGTCATCCCGGCCAACTTCGCCGCGCTGGGCAGCAGCCCGTCGCCGCTGGCCAACGACGCAGACCTGCCTGGAGATGCCGCCAGCGAATGGCTGTGGACGCTGCTGCCGACCCTGATCGACGGCGCCAGCGGTGGTACGACGACGGTCAACGATGCCGGCGGCTACCGGCACGCCGGCGCGACCAACGCCGGCAGCTACTCGCAGGGCTACCGCGGCTTGGTGATGCCGGCCAGCGGCGCCCCGGTGGTCTACACCTCGACCATCAACCTCACCGTCGGCAGCGGAATCCTCACCGCAGAAGTCGACAGCGCGCTGGCGCGCCCCGCCGTCCAGATCCGGGCCGCAGGGTTGGCCAGCGAGTCGGATGTTGCGCTTGCGCTGGCGCCGCGGCAGATTCGCGCCGTCGGGCTGGCAGCGGAAGTCGACACCGCCTTCGCGTTGTCCCGGGTGGCTGCGCGCGCTGCCGGAGCCGCGCTGGAGACCGATGCGGCGCTGGCGCTGGCCGGCCGCCAGTACCGCGCCGTCGGCATTGCCACGGAGACCGACCAAGCCTTCGCGCCGGCGCCTTTCGTTCCCGGGGCGGTCGGCCTCGCGCAGGAAAGCGACACCGCGGCTGCCCTTCAGGCCCGCCAGATCCGTGCGGTAGGCGTGGCAGCGGAAGTCGACGCAGCGTTTGCGCTGGGCCGGCTGCAGTCCCTGCCGGTGGGCCTGGCGCAGGAGACCGACAACGGCCTGTCGCTGAGCGGCCCGGTGTTCGGCGCCGTGCGCACCGCTGCAGAAACCGACATGGCCTTCAGCCTGGGCAGCCAGGCGGTGATCCCCGGGGTGAAGGCGGCGCGGATCCGCATCTCCGACACCGCGGCCTACCGCTTGGCCCTCACCGACGCAGCCGTGCACCGCATCACCGTCCGCGACTCCCCCGGTGACGAACATTGACCTTGCGGAGACGGCATGAACCTGTACACCGCCGGCACGCTCATCCGCATGACCGCCGAGGTCACCGACACCGCCACGGGCAACCTGGTGGACACGGCGATGACCTGCAGCGTGCTGCCGCCGAACGGTTCGCCTGAGTCCGTCGCTGTCACGCGTGACTCGCTCGGACGCTACCACGCCGACTACACGCCAAGCGTCCGTGGCCTGCACCGCTACGAGTTCGTCGGCACCGCGCCGGCGGCGGTGGTGCGGCAGGGCCAGTTCCTCGTAAACCTGGTGCCGTTCTGACCGTGGCAAGCGCCAAGACCATCGCGGCAGCCATCCGCCGCCGCCCGGCGCCGCCGGCCGATCTCCAGCGGTTCACTCCGGCCCCGGAGGTCGCGACGTGGGTGCAAGAGACCATCCTGGCCGCCGACGGCGCGCTCCACAACCCGGAGCACTCGCACCTGATCGACGCCGACGTCGCATTCCTGTGGGCGCCTGGCGGCTTCACCAGCAAGATGCGCACGGTGGTCGGCAGCACCGAGCAGGTCGCCTTCCGCTGCAACGCCTGGCAGCGGGATCGGCAGGAGCAGCAGATGCGCGACTGGTTCGGCGGCGTGCCGGAGTGGCTGATCACGCTGGACGCCCACTACTGCGCGGCATGCCCCGACGTCGCGTTCTGCGCGCTGGTTGAGCATGAGCTGTTTCACATCGCCCACAAGCTGGACGACTTCGAACAACCGATGTTCACGGTCGAGGGTCGGCCGAAGCTCACGCTCAGAGGCCACGACGTCGAAGAGTTCGTGGGCGTGGTGCGCCGCTACGGCGCCGGCGACCCCGACAGTTCGGTGAGCCGGATGGTGGCCGCCGCGCGCCAGGCGCCCGAGGTCAGCCTCGCGGAGATCGCCCGCGCCTGCGGCACCTGCCTGAGGGCGGCGTGAGCGATACCCGCGGAATACGGAGCCGTCCCACATGGCGAAACTGACCGATCCGCAGAAGCTGTTCATCGTCCAGGCGCTGGCGTGCTTCGACACCCCCCAGCAGGTGGCCGAGGACTTCAAGGAGCGCTTCGGGCAGGAGATCACCCGGATGCACGCTTCGCAGTACGACCCGACGAAGGAGTCGGGTGCGAAGCTGGGCGCGAAGCTGCGCGCGGTGTTCGAAGAGACCCGCAAGGCGTTCCTCGCGGACATCAGCACCATCCCGGTCGCCAGCCAGGCCTACCGGCTGCGCGCCATCAACCGGATGGCCGAGAAGGCGATGGCCAAGGGCAACGCCCCGCTGGCGAAGGAACTGCTCGAGCAGGCGGCCAAAGAGGTCGGCGGTGCCTTCACGAACCGTCGCGAGCTGACCGGCAAGGACGGCAAGCCGATCAAGACCGAGTCGGTCGGCGTGGCAATCAGCACGGTCGACCCCGTGGCCGCCGCACGCATGTACCAGGACTTCGCGTCCGGCGAGTGATGTGCCGCCGCCGTTCAAGTTCGACCACCGGAATCCGGACTATCGGGAGGTGTACGCCTGGCGCGTTGAGCGCCTGACCCGGATCCGAAAGGACGCAGAGCAGGGCGGCCAGCTGCTGGCCGCGCTCAAGGTCTTCTACGCCGAGAACCCGGCCCAGTTCATCATTGACTGGGGGCAGACCTTCGACCCGCGCAACGCCGACATCGGCGCGCCGACCTGGATGCCCTTCATCCTGTTCCCGAAGCAGGAGGAGTGGGTGCACTGGTTCATGGAGCGCTGGCAGCGCCGAGAGCCTGGCATCACCGAGAAGACGCGCGACTTCGGCATGTCGTGGCTCACGATCGCCACCGGGGCGACGCTGTGCATCTTCCGGCCCGGCATCGTGGCGGGCTACGGCAGCCGCAAGGAAGACCTGGTCGACAAGATCGGCGACCCGGACAGCCTGTTCTGGAAGGCCCGGGAGTTCGTGGCAGCGCTGCCGAAGGAGTTCAGGGCCGGCTGGAAGCGCGAGGCGCACGCCGCGCACATGCGGATGACCTTCCCGGACACCGGGTCGGTGATGAAGGGCGAGGCCGGCGACGGCATCGGGCGCGGCGGCCGGACCAGCTTCTACTTCGTCGACGAGGCCGCGCACATCCCGCGCGCCGAGTTGAACGAGGCCTCGCTGTCGGCCAATACGAACTGCCGGATCGACGTCTCCAGCGTGAAGGGGATGACGAACACCTTCGCCAAGAAGCGGCATGGCGGTCGGATCAACGTCATCACCCTGGGCTGGCGCGATGACCCGCGCAAGGATGACGCCTGGTACGCGAAGAAGAAGGCCGAGCTGGACCCGGTTGTTGTGGCCCAGGAGATCGACCTCGACTACAGCGCCTCGGTTGAGGGCGTCGTCATCCCGTCGGCCTGGGTGACGGCCGCGGTGGATGCCCACAAGAAGCTTGGCATCGCGATCACAGGCAGCCGCAACGGCGCGCTGGACGTCGCCGACGAGGGCAAGGACAAGAACGCCTTCGCTGGCCGCCACGGCATCTTGGTAGACCTGGTGGACGACTGGTCGGGCGTAGGCGACGACATCTTCGGCACCGTCGAGAAGGCCATGGCCCACTGCGACGACCGCGGATACACGGACTTCCGCTACGACGCAGACGGCCTCGGCGCTGGCGTGCGTGGCGATGCGCGGGTGATCAACGACCGCCGCAAGGCCCAGGGCCGCAAAGCGATCGAGGCGGTGCCGTTCCGCGGTTCTGCCGCACCGGAGCGCCCTGAGTTCGAGATGGTCCCGGAGCGGAAGAACAAGGACTTCTTCGCCAACGAGAAGGCCCGCGCGTGGTGGGCGCTGCGGCTGCGGTTCCAGGCCACGTTCCGGGCCGTGACACAGGGGGTGATGAGCGACTTCGACGCCCTCATCAGCCTGGACAGCACGCTGCCCAAACTCGCGACGCTGCAGGTCGAGCTTTCGCAGCCGACCTACAGCATCAACTCCGCCGGCAAGGTGGTGATCGACAAGGCGCCCGATGGCGCGAAGTCGCCGAACATGGCGGACGCGGTCATGATCCTGATGGGGTCGGACAACGCGCGCCGCCGCAGCTTCTTCGGCTGAAGGGCCCCGCATGTTCAACTGGTTCCGCCGCAAGCCCGAGGCCGCGCCGGCACCCCGCCTGGCCAGCCCTGGCAGCTTCTTCAGCACCCACGTCTACGACCACGGCGGGCCACTGGTGAAGCCAGCAGACGTCATCGACGCGCTGGTGAAGATGGCGCCTCGCGCGACGGACGCAGCCGACGACGCCGGCACCGGCCCGCTGAAGATGACCTCGGGCTACGGCTCGAACATCCCCGACAGCCTGGCCATGTGGTACGCCAGCCAGGGCTTCATCGGCTACCAGATGTGCGCGCTGCTGGCGCAGCACTGGCTGATCGCCAAGGCCTGCGGCCAGCCCGGCAAGGATGCGATCCGCACGTGGTTCGACGTCGTCGGCATTGACGGCGACGCTCTGGACCCGCGCATCACGCTGGCGCTGGCGTCGATCGACCGCCGCATGAAACTGCGGGTCAACCTTGAGGAGTTTGTTCGCCTCGGCCGCATCTTCGGCATCCGCATCGCGCTGTTCCAGGTTGAAAGCGAGGACGCCGACTACTACGCGAAGCCGTTCAACATCGACGGCGTGCAGCCGGGCACCTACAAGGGGATCGTGCAGGTCGATCCGTACTGGTGCGCGCCGCAGCTCAACCAGCAGGCCGCGGCCAACCCGGCCAGCCGCAACTTCTATGAGCCGACGTACTGGCAGATCCAGGGCAAGAAGTACCACCGATCCCACCTGGTGATCTTCCGCAACGACGCGCCGCCGGACATCCTGAAGCCGGCCTACCTGTACGGCGGCATCCCGGTGCCCCAGCGGATCATGGAGCGGGTCTACGCCGCCGAGCGCACTGCCAATGAGGCACCCCAGCTGGCGATGACGAAGCGCACCACCGTCTGGAAGACGGACATGGCTGCCTTCGCCGCGAAGGGCGACGAGGCCCTGCAGAAGCTGCTGGAGTGGACCCAGTACCGCGACAACTACGGCGTCAAGCTGGGCGACAAAGAAGGCGACGACATCCAGCAGTTCGACACTGCGCTCGGCGACCTGGACGCTACGATCATGACCCAGTACCAGCTCGTCGCCGCGGCTGCGCACGTGCCGGCGACGAAGCTGCTGGGCACCTCGCCGAAGGGCTTCGGCGCCTCGGGCGAGTACGAGGAAGCCAACTACCGCGAGGAGCTGGAAAGCCTGCAGGCGCATGCACTCACCGACCTGGTGGAGCGGCATCACGCGCTGGCGATGCGCTCGCACGTCGCGCCGCGGCTGGCGCTGGACCCGGTGGAGACCATGATCCAGTGGCGCCCGCTGGACAGCCCGACCGCGAAGGAAGTGGCAGACACCAACCTGGCGAAGGCCCAGACCGGTGCCGCGCTGGTCAGCAGCGGCGCGATCGACTCCGAGGAAGAGCGCCGCCGCATCGCGAAGGATCCCGCCAGCGGCTACGGCTGGCTGGGCGAGCGGCGGCCGGACCAGACAGACCCCGATGCCGACGACGAAACCGCTGGCTGAAGTCCGCGGGGGCGTGCTGCGGCCGAACGCCGCGATCCAAGAGGAGTTCGTCACCGGCCTGCTGGCGCTGGTTCGGCGCATGAGCGATGAGACGAAGCGGGCGCTCGTCGGCCTCTTCGACGGCCGGGCCGCTGATGCGGCCATGGACGAGAACCTCAGCGTCTCCGCGCGCGTGGCCATCAACAACCTGATGGCGAAGTACGAGCCGCTGTTCAACCGCTGGGCGAAGAAGGCCACGAAGCGGATGGTGCAGCGGACGCTGAAGTACAGCAGCGTCAGCCTGGGCATGTCGCTGCGCGAGGTCGCCGAGGCGCTGAACCTGAACCTTGACCTCTTGCACACCGACCGCATGCAGGAGGTCATCGCCGCGGTCACCGAAGAGGCCGCCGGCCTGATCAAGCTCATCCCGACCAAGTACCTCAGCGAGGTGCAGGGCCAGGTGATGCGGTCCATCACCAGCGGCAACGGCTTGCAGGACCTGGTGCCGTACCTGAACGAGAAGTACGACGGGAACATCCGGCACGCGCGCAACGTGGCGATGGATCAGACGCGCAAAGCCTACACGGGCATCAACGCCGCGCGCATGCAGGCCGCCGGCAT